ATGAAAAAGATAGCTGCTATATCATTAATTAGTATTTTTATTATGTCTGGTTGTGCTGTGCATAATGATGAGACAAGTATCGGTAAATTTGGTCTTGCATATAAAAGTAATATTCAGCGTAAACTCGATAACCAATACTACACCGAAGCCGAAGCTTCTTTAGCCAGGGGTAGAATATCTGGTGCAGAAAATATAGTAAAAAATGATGCAACTCATTTCTGTGTTACTCAGGGCAAAAAAATGCAAATAGTTGAGCTGAAGACAGAAGGTGTAGGATTACATGGTGTCGCTCGTCTGACATTCAAATGTGGAGAGTGAGAATATTTTTTGGTAAGCGTCAAATATGCGCGTTCTGGCTGTGCGTAGCCGGAACCTGTGGGAGCACGATGCCGATAAGTGAAAGGCATCGTGCTATGAAGGAGGATTCTATCGATGTGGTCAATGGAAGACGGTTACCAGAGATAGGGCTTATGCATAAAAAAATAAGCCCGTGTAAGGGAGATTTAGGGTGTCACCAGTAGGGGCTTTCAACGGTACAATGCGGGTTTGAGCGGCATAAATTACCACTGAAAGCCCTTAAACGTTACTCTACTGTGGACACTGTGTGGACACTCTCGGCCTCAGTACCACCTCTTAGCGGATTAAGAGAAATGGCGTCCTGAAGGTACTCTGGCGCAAAATGAGCGTAAACCATAGTTTGCTCAATCCGCGTGTGACCTAGTATCCGTTGTAGCGTGATAATACTTCCTCCATTAATCATGAAATGAGTGGCAAAGCTGTGCCTTAGTGCATGTGTGGCTTGCCCCATTGGCAAATCCGGTTTTATTGCTTTCATTGTTCGTCTGAAGCGAGGGTAATCAGCATCAGGGAATAAAAAACCTCGTTTGTTATCCGCGATCATTTTGGCAACAGCCTCTGAGATCGGGACGGTGCGTGGTTTGTTTGTTTTCGTTTTAACAAACGTGACGCGGTTATGGATGATATTTTCTGCTTTCAAACGAGCTGCTTCTCCCCAACGTGCTCCAGTACTCAGGCAAAGAATCGCAATCTTTTTGTTGTCGCCGTCAAGAGCAGCAAGCAGTAAGGCAATTTCTTCCTGCGTGAGATAGCCTGTGTCTGGTTTTTCCTCCTTAAGCCTTTTTGTCCCTCTGATAGGGTGCTCACCAAAGAATAACTCCGCTTCAATCAGGGCTGTAAACATGCCGCTAATACATGTTAAATCACGATTGATACTCGAAGGTTTAATACCCTGACTTCTTCGGGTGGCGCAGTACTGGCTGATAAGCGATTTCGTAATTTGAAATGCGCATGGGTCATTCGTTATTTTTGTGAAGATTTCAATTTTTCCAAGATTAGATTTCCCATGCTCTTCGTGTTTACCCTTTAAATCCCACCAGATCTGTGTCAGCTCCGACAGACGTCGCTTGTCTGTTGGTTTTGATAGCCATTCTTTATTGTGGTGGTTGTACAACGTGTATTTCTCGAAAGCGACAGCTTCGCTTTTCTTATCAAACTTCCTACGGATGCGTTTTCCATTACGTCCAGTAGGGCGGATGTCCACTTCATATCGACCATCATCGAGTTTTTTGATTGCCATCAGAAAACCCTCCGAGTGGTGTGTTTTTTTGCGACTACTAATCGCTTTTTTCGTGGTGGCTGAAATTTAGCCACCAATAGTAGGCACTTGTGATGAATATATTCACGATGAATTGTTAACCAGTCTTTTGACCGGAGTGGGGCGACGTTGTTTCGTTTTGCCCAAAGTGTGCGAGAGCGGGCGCAATTTGCCCGGACTCAGGAGCGATCTGATTGGTCATGAACCATAAAGTGTATTTGGTGAATTGTGGGGTCTGCAGGATGTTCATCATGACATCTGTTGGAGGTGTTGAACGACCACTTTCATAGTAACTCAGCGTGCCATACGGAACCCCTGTTAAATCAGCAAGTTGTTGTCTGCTCAAATACTCTGATTTTCGCATTAAGACTATCTTCTCGCTTATCGTGTTTGACATGGTGTTTAGATCTCAATAGTATTTAGTTTAGATGTAGATTGTTTAGTGCTTGGATGTGGGCACTAAAAGGCATTATAAGACATTAAACGCAATTCATGAGGGCTAGAGGACGACATGAGCAAGCAAGTAACACTCATGACTGATGCGATTCCTTATCAGGAGTTCGCAAAACTAATAGGAAAATCGACAGGAGCGGTTCGTCGGATGATCGATAAAGGAAAGCTGCCTGTAATTGATATGACCGATCCACAATCAGCTTCAGGTCGTGCAGGTGAATATTGGGTATACCTTCCGGCATGGAATAACGGACTAAAACTGGCTTATGAAAGCCGCCCTAAAGAGATTCGTGACGGCTGGTTGATGTGGTTAGGTCTCGGTGAACCACGTTAAGGAGAACCGTATGAATGAGCCTCGTTGTATTGCTCAGTTACTGCGTAACGAAAGCCCCAGGGCGATTGACTTCACCATCACCCACGGTAAGGGGCGTAAGGGAATCATTATCCGCACCAAAAAACAGAGTCCGTTAAAAAAGGCTCTGACCTTTCTGAAAAGCCGGAGGGTATGGAAATGACAGTGATGACGCTCAATCTCGTTGAAAAACAGCCAGCAGCTATGCGCCGGATAATTGGTAAGCATCTTGCCGTTCCTCGCTGGCAGGATACATGTGATTATTATAATCAGATGATGGAGCGCGAACGGTTAACGGTTTGCTTCCATGCTCAGTTAAAACAGCGTCACGCAACGATGTGTTTTGAAGAAATGAACGACGTCGAACGTGAACGACTGGTATGTGCAATTGATGAATTGCGTGGTGCATTCTCAAAACGCCGTCAGGTTGGCGCAAGTGAGTATGCATATATTAGTTTTTTAACAGTCAGTCAGCGTCGTACTTTATTTATGCATGCCGGATTGACTGAAAAAGAATTCAACCAGCCATACTGGCGAATTAATGAAGAGTCATGTTACTGGCGTGATGCTTTATTCCGTGCATTACGTGAATTATTCAGTCTGTTTGAGTATGCACCGATAATTCTGACGTCGGTAAAACCGGAGCAATATCTGCATTAAGTAATTAACCAGAGTTTTTAACGCACTTAATTGTGCGGGGCTTCTTTTTGCCTGGAGAAAGTTATGCATACAGTTTCTGAAAATCAGTGCGGTATATACGCATTACTGCTGCAACAGGCCAGAACCGAAGCACAGGCCGACGCTGCGACGCGCTTTTCTTCTCATCTTGATGCCATGATTCGCCACATCACAAAGGCGGAGTTATCCCGCGTGGAGATAGTCGAGCTGCTCAGTCAGGAGTCGGAAAAATTTCACAATATCGGATTGTCTCGCGGGGAGGTGCTTTGATGTTCTGTTCTCGTTCAGTTGTATTACTGAATAACGCCTTAAAAATCGCCGTTATGAAAAATGGCGATTTGTCTCTTATTCAACTTGGTCTTGATAAAGAAAAACGCGAAATAACTGAGTCTGTTATCGCGATTTATCAGAACGAATTAAACCTCCTGTCTGATGTGGTCAATTTACTTGTTAAACGCGCTGTGTTTCACAAGCAAATCTCCTCCGTGGATGAACTGACGAAATTAACGACAGAAATCGCCAGCTATTGCGCTGATGAATTTAAAAACCTTAACGACAAAAGGAACTGGTAATGCCGGACAACGTAGATTTTATTCAGGAACAACAGGCTGAATTACTGGAGCGCCAGATTAACGCGGCAAGGGTAAAACATTGCGGTGCTTCTGCGCTGGTTTGCGAAGAGTGTGACGCGCCAATACCTGCTGCCCGTCGTGCGGCTTATCCGTCAGCCACGCGTTGTGTTTCCTGTCAGTCAGTCTTTGAAGCAAAAAACAAACATTACCGGAGAACGGCATGAGTATTCGTATTGAAATTGGCGAACGTTATGTCGTTACCAGTGACAGCTTTCAGTTTATTCTCCACGAGAAAAAGAGAGCGGAAAGCGGTAAAAACGCCGGTCAGGAATGGCTGGCGGTGGTTGGTTATTACCCGAAATTAAGCCAGCTCGTTTCAGGCCTGATGCATCACGATATTCTGACCGGAAGCGCAAAGTCTTTTGCTGATTTAAACGTGCAGGTTGAGCAACTCAGCAAGCGTTGTTCAGAGGCTTTTGGCTCATATGGCCGTTAAAGCCTCCGGGCGTTTTGTCCCTCCGTCAGCATTTGCCGCAGGCACCGGTAAGGCGTTTACCGGTGCTTATGCATGGAACGCGCCACGCGAGGCTGTCGGGCGCGAAAGACCCCTTACACGTGACGAGATGCGTCAGGTGCAAGGTGTTTTATCCACGATTAACCGCCTGCCTTACTTTTTGCGCTCGCTGTTTACTTCACGCTATGACTACATCCGGCGCAATAAAAGCCCGGTGCACGGGTTTTATTTTCTCACATCCACTTTTCAGCGTCGTTTATGGCCGCGCATTGAGCGTGTGAATCAGCGCCATGAAATGAACACCGACGCGTCGTTGCTGTTTCTGGCAGAGCGTGACCATTATGCGCGTCTGCCGGGGATGAATGACAAGGAGCTGAAAAAGTTTGCCGCCCGTATCTCATCGCAGCTTTTCATGATGTATGAGGAACTCTGCGATGCCTGGGTGGATGCGCATGGCGAAAAAGAATCGCTGTTTACGGATGAGGCGCAGGCTCACCTCTATGGTCATGTTGCTGGTGCTGCACGTGCTTTCAATATTTCCCCTCTCTACTGGAAAAAATACCGTAAAGGGCAGATGACCACGAGGCAGGCATATTCTGCCATTGTCCGTCTGTTTAACGATGAGTGGTGGACCCATCAGCTTAAAGGCCAGCGTATGCGCTGGCATGAGGCGTTACTGATTGCTGTCGGGGAGGTCAATAAAGACCGTTCTCCTTATGCCAGTAAACATGCCATTCGTGATGTGCGTGCACGCCGCCAGGCAAATCTGGAATTTCTTAAATCGTGTGATCTCGAAAACAGGGAAACCGGCGAGCGCATCGACCTTATCAGTAAGGTGATGGGCAGTATTTCTAATCCTGAAATTCGCCGGATGGAGCTGATGAACACCATTGCCGGTATTGAGCGTTACGCCGCAGCAGAGGGTGATGTGGGGATGTTTATCACGCTGACCGCGCCGTCAAAGTATCACCCGACACGTCAGGTCAGAAAAGGCGAAAGTAAAACCGTCCAGCTAAATCACGGCTGGAACGATGAGGCATTTAATCCAAAGGATGCGCAGCGTTATCTCTGCCGTATCTGGAGCCTGATGCGCACGGCATTCAAGGATAATGATTTACAGGTCTACGGTTTGCGTGTCGTCGAGCCACACCACGACGGAACGCCGCACTGGCATATGATGCTTTTTTGTCATCCACGCCAGCGTAACCAGATTATCGAAATCATGCGTCGCTATGCGCTCAAAGAGGATGGCGACGAAAGAGGAGCCGCGCGAAACCGTTTTCAGGCAAAACATCTTAACCGGGGCGGTGCTGCGGGATATATCGCGAAATACATTTCAAAAAACATCGACGGCTATGCACTGGATGGTCAGCTCGATAACGACACCGGCAGGCCGCTGAAAGACACTGCAGCGGCTGTTAGCGCATGGGCGTCAACGTGGCGCATCCCGCAATTTAAAACGGTTGGCCTGCCGACAATGGGGGCTTACCGTGAACTACGCAAATTGCCGCGCGGCGTCAGCATTGCTGATGAGTTTGACGAGCGCGTCGAGGCTGCACGCGCCGCCGCAGACAGTGGTGATTTTGCGTTGTATATCAGCGCGCAGGGTGGGGCAAATGTCCCGCGCGATTGTCAGACTGTCAGAGTCGCCCGTATCCCGTCGGATGACGTTAACGAGTACGAGGAAGAAGTCGAGAGAGTGGTCGGCATTTACGCGCCGCATCTCGGCGCGCGTCATATTCATATCACCAGAACGACGGACTGGCGCATTGTGCCGAAAGTTCCGGTCGTTGAGCCTTTGACTTTAAAAAGCGGCATCGCCGCGCCTCGGAGTCCTGTCAATAACTGTGGAAAACTCACCGGTGGTGATACTTCGTTACCGGTTCCCACACCTTCTGAGCACGCCGCAGCAGTGCTTAATCTGGTTGATGACGGTGTTATCGAATGGAGTGACCCGGAGGTCGTGAGGGCGCTCAGAGGTGCATTAAAACACGGTCGGAGAACGCCAAATCGTCAGCAAAGAAACGGAAGCCCGTTAAAACCACATGAAATTGCACCATCGGCCAGACTGGCCCGGTCGGAACGAATGCAAATTACCCGTATCCGCGTTGACCTTGCTCAGAACGGTATCAGGCCGCAGCGATGGGAGCTTGAGGCGCTGGCGCGTGGCGCGACCGTAAATTATGACGGGAAAAAATTCACGTATCCGGTCGCTGATGAGTGGTTCGGATTTCAAGATGAAGTGTCATTTTTTATATAAAAAACGTTAAAATTCAATGCAATGAAGGCATAGAGGAGGTCGCTTTAATATGTTTTATGTTTAATATTTATTAATTGTTTATTTAATATAAAAAAATATTATATATAGGGAGATCAAATACAACGGTTTACTTGTTATGATGCAAACATTGGTTAGTTAGTGAGATACATCGCCATCAATTGGGTAACTTTACCCGTGGAAAGTTAACGCTTTCTAACATTTACCCCGCGCAACGCCCCTGCCAGCGACAAGAGTCACAGGATCAGGCGGTATGGCGTATGGGTATTCGAACCCTTTGGGCGACCAAGGGTTCGTGGAGCAGGGGGCTAGTGCTGTTCAATCTCATCCTTATGAGGGCGAACCATAGTGTTGGAGCAGACATATCGTTTGCACACTATGGGCATAAGGAGCAAATCATGAAGAATGATAAATTAACCAACGAACAGCAGGCGCAGAACAAGTCAAACCTGAAAAAGTGGGCTGGTTATGTTTGGAAATTAATCAAATGGGGTATTAGACTGTTTGATTTAGCCACTCGAGCACTGGACTACTTTGAAGGGGGTGATGAGTAATGCGTCCTCCCTAGTTTCAATAGCATGGAGTTGCCTATGTTACACAGAGCCCTTCGTTTAATAAGGCAATACCATAAAGAGTCATTGGTTGATTTATCAACATCTTTAGGTATTCCAAAAGAAAAAATAGTAGAACTCGAAAGTGGGGTTTGGTCGCCTACAATTGATGTTTTACAGCGTTACGCCTCCCATTTCGATATGCCGGTATCTTCTTTAGTATTTTTTTCAGAATCGTTAGGTACGCAGGGGCGTTTATCTAAGCGTTTCCGTTTAAATTTAGCTGGTAAAGTATTAGATGTTATTGAGTGGGCGAATAAGAAAAATGAAAAGACGAATAAAACTCAAAATTTCCACTAAAAATAAATCTTACGATATAATTGATTCGCCGTTTTATAAAATGAGAAGTAAAAGGAAATTGGCTTCTTTATTGGGGGTTGATGTAGGGGATTTATCAACCTTAAAAAAAGATGAAGGCAATTATTCTATTTTTGAACAGTTATCTAAAAACGGAAAGCCACGTAAGATACAAAAACCATTAGAAAAATTAGATGTGGTGCATACTCGTATTGCAAGTCTGCTATCGCGAATTACCTTGCCAGATTATCTACATTCTGGAAAGAAGGGATGTTCTAATGTTACTAATGCTAAAATCCACCTTAATAATGAAAGGTTGATGACAACCGACATCAGGGCTTTTTTTCCATCAACTACTAGAGAAATGATATTTTCATTCTTTTTTTCTGTTATGAAGATGTCATCTGATGTTGCGGATGTATTATCGTATATATGTACTTGCTATGGGCGTTTGCCTACAGGTAGCAGGATTAGTATGCCTCTTGCATATTTTGCAAATTCAAGAATGTTCGGAGAAATACACCAACTTTGTAATAAACTACACGTAAATATGTCTGTTTATGTTGATGATCTAACTTTTTCAGGACAAAACGTTAATAGACTATTTTGTTCAGTGATTCGCAAAATAATAAATAAGCATGGTCATGTGATGCATGCGGATAAAACAAAAATTTATAGTAGAGAAAAGCCTAAGTTGGTAACAGGTGTTATTGTTTTGGGCGGTTCTTTAAAAGTCAGGAATAAGCAGCATCTTTTAATGTCTCAAGAAATTGAATATTGGAAAATGATAAAGGATGCAGCGTGTGCAAGAGAAACTCATACTGCCAAAAAGTTATTTGGACGATTGCATTCTATGGGGGTAATTGAACAACGTTATAGATCAAAGGTGCTTACATTAAAAGCAAGTACTGCACTTTAATACAGGTTCCTGTAAGTGATTATATTGTTCTTAAGATACTTACTGATGTTATTTCCCCGTAGCCTTAATTTCTGCGGGGAAGTATGGAGATATTTTGGTTATGGAATGCTAATTTTTTAATGTGTATTTTTCTGTGATTAGTTTCATTGTTCTTTCCAATCCTAAATATACAGTGGCATCAGTAATATTGAGCACGGCAAGTTCTTTTAAAATTTTCTTTTTGTCTCTGATGTTTATTTTTTCTGTCTTAAAGTTGTATGGTGAATTATCTGCCTGATCGTTGGATATCTCAGGAAAAACGGCGTTATTACCGAATAATAAAAAGGCACCGGATTGAGATGATATTCTTTCATTATTTATCCTGCTTTTTACAAAAATTATCTTTTCCAAATCATCTGGATTTATTATGCTTTGAAAATATGGTTTTTCATGCTTTATGGATTCTAAGAGTTTAAGGCAAGCATGAGAGTTGTTAAAATCATTATTTCTTTCTTCGAAAGAAAGCTTGTCTTTCATGTCTTTTGATAGCATGCATAAATTAGATATGCAACTGACAGTGTCGGAATCGAAAAATTTAATGTTCTCTCTGTGTGTTTTAAATATTATTACTTGACCATCGATATCGTTTTTGTCGGAATTTATACTACTGCATGCAAAATAAAGTGCAATTAATGGATTTGATGTGATGTCAAGTAAGCGAGTAGGTATGCCATAATGTTGCATTCTTACAAGTTTATCAAGCATTGATGTATCATCAATGAATTCTGAGGGTCTTGCGCTCAATGCTTCTTTAACAAGGTTGATTTCATTATGTAGAAATTTATAGTTCCCATTTTCATATTTTCTGAAAAGAGATGGTGCAAGTTCATAAGATGAATCTGAATGACCCCTGTAAAAAATCTCCTCATCCATATCTGCTGTTATATGGAGAACTTTTTCAATAAATTCTTGTAAACTATTTACGGTTAATAATGTGCTATCTTCGTCTGGGAGAGGCGCTGGACTGCTATCCACTTGTGCATTTTGGTTAATACCAAATGTCTTAAGGATATCATCTATATTTTTGTCTTTTATGGCCCAGTGTGTTCTTTTAAGGCCATAAGTTCCGAGTTCTAAACTGCTTTCAACACTTTTGGCGTCTGATATTTTGATTTCATTGTGTGTATGGGTGATTGCAAATTGGAAGTTGATTTCTTTTCCCTTAATGTGAATATTTGAAATTCTTCCAATTCGTATGTCGACATAATAAGGTTTTGCTCCCTCTATTTGATAAGCTTCACTCATGAATATTGTTGGGAGTTTTTCAAGATAAGATAGTACATTGCTGCTTAATGGGGATAGTTTTTTGCGAATACCATCGGAGGTGTTTTCAAACATTCGTGATAAAAGAAATGAGAATTCTCCATTATTTTGGCTGAATGGTTTCCAGTGGTCGTAGTGGTCGGGAAAACCACCCATAATTAAATTAATCATAATTACCTGTTCATCTGATGTAGGTGTAGGAATGCTTGTTGTTTGTTATGGTAATGTTAACGCTTGTTGGTGGCAACTACTATTACTACTTGCTGTTAGAGCTAAGACATTTTTTGATTGCTTGTAATGATAGCGAGCCTTTAACTAACTGGGATTTTGAAAAAATAAATGAATTGTCAATTTCCTGAGATTTTTATTACTGCATTCATTAAGTGCATTTTTTTGCGTGTGTTAGTTGCCATGCTTTTCCATGTTTGTTACCAGTGTTGATGCGGTTACTGTGTTTTAATGCAATTGCATTAAAAGCGCCCTATGAAGCGGGCGGGCGAGGCGGGGAAAGCACTGCGCGCTGGCGGTGGTGCGGATTTTATTTTTTCAGCGTCTGAGCGCGTCGTGAAGGCGTTTACTTGGCCTGCTAGGGCGTTGGTGTGTCTGCGGGGTGTTTTGTGCGGTGGTGAGCGTGTGAGGGCGTGATGACGGGGTGTAAAAAAGCCGCCCGCAGGCGGCGATGTTCAGCCGTTGTCAGTGTCCAGTGAGTAGTTTTTAAAGCGGATGACCTCCTGGCCGAGCCAGCCGTTTATTTCCCGAATCCTGTCCTGTAACGGGATTAGCTCATTGCGGACAAAGACCTTTGCCACTTTCTCAATATCGCCCAGTGACCCGACGTTCTCCGGCTTGCCACCCATCAACTGAAAGGGGATGCGGTGTGCGTCCAGCAGGTCAGCGGCGCTGGCTTTTTTGATATTAAAAAAATCGTCCTTCGTCGCCACTTCACTGAGCGGGATAATTTTAATGCCGTCGGCTTTCCCCTGCGGGGCATAGAGAAACAGGTTTTTAAAGTTGTTGCGGCCTTTCGACTTCACCATGTTTTCGCGAAGCATTTCGATATCGTTGCGATCCTGCACGGCATCGGTAACGTACATGATGTATCCGGCATGTGCGCCGTTTTCGTAATACTTGCGGCGGAACAGCGTGGCCGACTCATTCAGCCAGGCAGAGTTAAGGGCGCTGAGATATTCCGGCAGGCCGTACAGCTCCTGATTAATATCCGGCTCCAGCAGGTGAAACACGGAGCCGGGCGTGAAAGGTGTCGGCTCGTTGAAGGACGGCACCCACCAGTAAACATCCTCTTCCACACCACGGCGGGTATATTTTGCCGGTGAGGTTTCCAGTCTGATGACCTTACCGGTGGTGCTGTAACGCTTTTCCAGAAACGCATTACCGAACACCAGAAAATCCAGCACAAAGCGGCTGAAATCCTGTTGCGAAAGCCACGGATGCGGGATAAATGTTGAGGCCAGAATATTGCGTTTGACGTAAATCGGTGAGCTGTGATGCACGGCAGCACGCAGGCTTTTTGCCAGACCGGTAAAGCTGACCGGCGGCTCATACCATCTGCCGTTACTGATACATTCGACGTAATCCAGAATGTCACGGCGGTCGAGTACCGGCACCGGCTCGCCAAAGGTGAATGCCTCCATTTTCGGGGCGCTGGCGGTCATTGTTTTTGCCGCTGGCTGCGGTGTTTTCCCTTCTTTCTTGCTCATCAGTAAAACTCCAGAATGGTGGATGTCAGCGGGGTGCTGATACCGGCGGTGAGTGGCTCATTTAACAGGGCGTGCATGGTCGCCCAGGCGAGGTCGGCGTGGCTGGCTTCCTCGCTGCGACTGGCCTCATAGGTGGCGCTGCGTCCGCTGCTGGTCATGGTCTTGCGGATAGCCATAAACGAGCTGGTGATGTCGGTGGCGCTGACGTCATATTCCAGACAGCCACGGCGGATAACGTCTTT